CGCTCGAAGTGAAGGGCCGCCCCAACCAGGCCGCACCGACCGAGATCAAGGTCCGCAGCCCCGGCGAGCGCGTGTTCGACTGCATGAAGGCGTCGGGAGAAAAGACGTTCTTCCCGACCTTTGACGACACGTACCAGATGCAACTCTGGCTGCAGCGCAAGATTCTGCTCGCCAAGGCGGAGTTTGCGGGTGCGGCCGTCGTCGAGAAGAAGTACCGCGAGGTCAGTGACCGGCTTAGCCAGAAGGCCGGGTATCTCACCGGCGTTGGCACGGCCGATACGACCCACGGCGACCTAACCATCCCGATCGGGTTCGACGCGAACCTCATCAAGAACGTGCTGGAGTACGGCGTGGCGCGGCGGATCGCGCAGATGACGCTGATGAACCAGGAAACCGTGCGGGTTCCCGCGCGGACGGCCGGCATCTCCGGGTCGTACCCTGTCGAGAACGTCGCGGCGACAGTCTCGGCCGGAACGTACAACTCGATCACGCTGACGGCCCACACCTTCGTCGTGCTGACGCAGTGCTCGAATCAGATTCTCCAGGACTCCGGCATCAACTTCGTTGACGAGATGATGCAGGAACTGGCGCTGGCGATTGCCACGCAGGAGGACAACGCCTACTTCATCGGCGACGGCTCCGCAACCTACGCGGGCATGGTCGGATGGACTTCTCGCATGGGCACGACCACGACCGATGGCGGTCAAGTGGTCATCGGCGGATCGTCCGTTCAGGCCCACACGCACGCGCAGTTGATTTCAGCCATCGCCCGCGTGCCGCAGTACGCCCGTCGCGGGATGATCTTTACCTGCTCGCCCACCGTCAAGGCCCTGCTCTTCGACCGCCTCGCAACCTCAACCAACACCGGCGGCCTGACGCTGGACGAGGTAACCGGGTTCGGGCTGGTGAGCAAGTACCTGGGCATCCCGATCATCGAGAATAACTCGATGAGCGTGACGGACGCGGCGGCCAACGGCACGATCGACGTGCTGCTGGGCGATTTCAAGCGGGGCAGCCGGTTCGGTTCGCGGCTCGACGCCGAACTCGACACCGACGCATCGCTCGGGTTCTCGTCCTACTCCACGTATTTCCGTGGCGTCGTTCGGCACGACGTGAACTGCCACAACTACGGCCCGACTGGTCCCGCGACCAGCGGAGCCGGTGGCTTGGTCGGCCCGGTCGTGGCGTTCTGTCAGTCCTGAGTTCTGATCCAAGGAGTACACACAATGGCTCTTCTTTCAAGTGATCTTCGGCAGGCGGTAGTTTTGGTGCCCGCCAATCGGCTGGCGGCATCCAACAAGGCGTCTGCTGTTATCGACACGATGCCCGGAGGCGTTAAGGCGCAGCAATGTATCTTTACGTTCCTGCGCGACAACAGCGGCGCGTCCAGCATCCGATTCCGTGTTCGGCACTGCTCTGCGTCGGCGACGTTGTTCGCGTCGGCGACCGACTTCACCACGGTCTGCTCGCACGTCATGGCCTCGACGGCCACGAACGCCGGGCGGATGGTGGACCTGCAAGGTGCCAAGCGCTACCTGCGGATCAAGATGTCGGGCGTGTCGAACACCGCCGTTACAGCGGTCATCGCCTCGTTCTTCGGCAACGGCCAGCAGCCCGCCGGTGCGACCCTCGCCACGGCATCGGCGCAGGGCTTCGCGTCCCTGACGGTTGGGGCCTGATGTTCACGGACACCGCCAAGGGCGGCGCGGCCACGACTGCCGCGCCGCCTCCGGCGCTCTCGCTTCGGGACATGCAAGCGTGGGTCAACGAGAAGGTCGCTTCGATTCACGCGATCGTGAACTACCCAACCTACTCCGGCGCACGGGCGGCCAAGGAAGTCGGGGACGACCGCGAGAAGGAGATCGAGGAACTTTGGAGCTACATCGACGTGGACACAGACGAGCACGGCAGCAAGTGGGTTGTCATTACCCGCGAGTTCCAGTCCTTCACACGCGGGCATTTGCTTTGCGCGGACAATCTCGCCGACGCCCAGTACCTGATCCACATCGGTGTCGCGCGGGCGGCAACGCAATCGGACCTTGACGGGAAGTTGGCCGAGCATCGGCGGGCATCGTTCCGGGACCAGATCGTCACAAAGGGGTAAGCCTTGGCCCTCGAACTGACAACCGCCGCTCTCGTGCAGGCCGCGTTGTTTCCGGCTGGAACGACGCCGGACACCACGTACGTCACGGCGGCGGCGCAGGCGGCCGAGGACTTGATCAAGCGGTACTGCAACCGATGGCCGGACGGGTTCCTCAACACCAGCGCCCACACCGAGAAGTTCCCCGGCGACGTAACGTTCGGCGAACCAATCTCCCTGTTGTACTCACCCGTGACGGCGATCACCAGCGTTAAGGTGTTTACCGCCTCGGCGTCAAGCTCGACGATCGCCAGCACGAACTACCGCATCGAGAGCAACGGGCTTCAACTGTCGTTCATCAACTACGGCAGTTATGACGCGGCGCTGGCGTGGTATGCAAGCGGGATGGACGTGCGGCCCGGCCCGTCATTCCTTGATGAACTGGGCACCGCCTATCCATACACTGAGGTTGTCTACACGGGCGGGTACGCGAGCCAGTCGGTTGTGCCTGCGGACTTACAGCAGGCCGCGATCGACGTGGCGAGGATGATCTACAACGGCTCGCGCGGGACCAAAGAGGACCGCGCCACCACCGAGGACATTGAGAAGCGGCTTGACCTGCTGCTGCGCCACCACCGGCGGAAAGTGGGGGTGTGATGGCGATGACGTTCAAGTGGACCGGCGATGCCTGGGCCAAAGCCGCTGTGCCAGCCGCCGAGAAGGGGCTGGAGGAAGTGGCGAAGTTCTGCGCCGAGAAGGCGCGGGTGAGCATCGGTCGAAACCACGGGGGCGTGGCGTCACAGCCAGGGATGCCGCCCAACTCGCAGACCGGCAACCTCCGCCGGCGGATCGCATGGGTCGGTGCCGCGCAGGTGGGACGGCTCCGGGCCGCGTTCGGTACAGACGTGAAGTACGGCCGATATCTGGAGTTCGGGGCACGACCGCGCGCCCGCGACAAGTATCTGACTGTGCCGCTGACGGTTCAGGCCGCCAAGGCCCTGCGCCGCGTCAAGACGGTGCGGGCGATTCCTGGCTTGAAGTGGCACCCCCCCCGCAAGGGAAACACCCGCAGCGGCGGCGTGCTGGGCAAGATCGTTTCCAAGAAGTTTGTCGCGTGGTTCGCCCTGATGACGGATGTAACCATCAAGGCCCGGCCGTGGCTCCGCCCGGCGTTCTTCAACAACTCGCACGAGGCCGGGCAGATATTCGCCCGTGTCGCCGTGCGCGAGCTTCTGCGCCACGCGAAGGCCGGGGGTGTCGCGTGAGCCACTGGATGCCCGCGCTGCAGTCGGCGATCTGGACGAGGCTGATGGCGGACAACGGCCCGACCGGGCTGTTCGCCAACCCCGGCACGCTGCTGGTGCATGGGGTGTTCTTCACCAACGTCCCAGCGAACGCCCCGATGCCGTACCTGATGGTCGTGATGGTGGGGACGACCAATACCGACACGTTCCGCACGCGGTCGATCCGGGTCGAGTTCGACGTACACACCGTCGTCGCCCGCGCGTCGAGCAACGCGCTCGAGCCCGCGACCAATGACGACGGGCTGATCCGCGGCGCCGCCATCATGGAGCGGATCGACGGCGACTGGGACCGGCAGACGCACGGAACGGCCCCGACGTACGGGCTGGATCGTTACCAGTTCTCCTTGTCCGGCTCGACGCAATGGACGTGCGATATCTGCGAGTTCCAGGAGTGCCGCGACGAGTCTGATGATGAGTCGTTCCACTGGGTTCAGACGTTCCGGTTGTACGTGTCACGCGCCGCGGTCTAGCGCGGCGGAGGTATGCAATGGGCTATCACCTGATCGGCGCGGAGGCGGCGGTAACGTCATGGGGATCGGCGAACCACTACGCGACCCTGCTTACCAAAATCAGCCCGCACCAGGCGAACTTCACGCACGTTACGGACGACCACGACGTAACGGGACTGGGCGGCACGAACCGCGCCACGTTGCCGGGACTGTACCGCTCGCGCGTGTCAATCCGGTCCCGGTGGGCGTCAACGCCCCGGCTCGGAAACGTCGGGTTCGTCTCCGCGTCCGGCGGAACGACCGCTCCGTACACGGCGCACGTCAACGCCTTTGAGTTGACCATTCGATCGTCCAATGTCCACGACATCACCGACATGAACACCGCGACGGCTTCGGCCCCGGTGTTCCGCGCGTACCGGCCTGACTACCTGACGTGGAGCGGGACGTACAACTGCGTGGCTGATTCATCGACGCTGCTGGTAGCACCGGACGTTCCGACGAATACGCTCAACTCGTTTGTGTTCCGGTACGGCGACGAGGCAACAGACGACTCCATCACCGGCACGGGTATGCAAGCCCAGTTGGCGCAGACGATTCAGGTCGGGTCGCTGTCCACGTCGGTGTATTCGTTCATCGGCGGAGGCCAACTTGTCCCCGCCGGTACGACATCGGCGTTCGGGGCAAGCGGCGCAACGAACATGATCGGCGGCGTTCCGCTCTGGAACCAGGGCGGTGCGGCGGTCGGTGCGATGAAGCTCACGCTGCTCTCGGGCGGACAGGTCGTGACCATCGCCGACACGTTCTATGAGTCCATCACGATCCGGTGCGGCGTGGGCGTGCCGGTTGAGATCGACGTGGAGGTTGTGGGTACGGGCGCGGTGACGTACGGGACATCGTAACGCCTAGCGGAACTGACTGGAGAACCACGCCATCACGACGATGAACACCACGATTCCCAATAGGACCAGCCCGGCCTTGAGAATGCCAATACCCACAGCGTTTTCAACTTCTCTGTTCCGTTCCATATCAGGAGTGTAACCCATAGCCGAGCAAGGGCCAACCGGGGCATCGGTAGGCGCGGCGTCGTTCGACCTGAACGCGAACGTCGCGGGTTTTCAGCGGGATATGAAGGCGGCGGAGAACATCGCACGCTCGTCCGCAAACCGCATCCAGGGGGAGATGAACGCCAAGATTCTCGGACCAAAGACAAAGAGGGACGTATTTGGAAACTCCGTCGATGCGGCGATTGGGGACGAGGGTGGTGGGGGAGCATTTGGGGATTTGTCTGCCATCGGCAAGCGTTCGCGGGTTGCCCTCGCTGGGCTGCGGGCGCTAGAGGGAGCGTTTGCAACCGTGCTTCGCGCCGCGACCCTGACGGGGGCCGCCATCTTCGGAATCGGCGCGGCGTTCAATGAGCCGATCCGTCGCGCCAAAGAGGTCGGGGAGATTCTCAAAAGCATCAACAAGATCGCGGAGGACACAGACTTCTCTGTCTCATTGATGGGGATGGGGAAGGAACAGGCGGCGCTCGCCCAACTCGAAAAGAAGTACGACGACATTCGAGAGAAGGTCAAGGCGGATGGGGCGAAACTGACGGGCCGCGAGGACGGTGGCGCGATGCACCGCCGCCTTGCCGAGATCGACGATGCTCAGCGCCGCGAGGCCGCGAACCTGCGGACCAACCAGCAGATCGCCCGTCAGACACAGGAGTACCGCGACTCACTCAAGGTCGATCCCACCAATGGGGAACTAGACCGCAACATCGCCGTCGCCAAGGCCGAGTCCGACAGGATCACAAAGAAGATCGAAGAGGATATCAAAGAGTTCGAGGCCGGGCAGACTCGCACGCGCGACATCCTGCGAAAACAAGAGGAGGCAAGGGGCCAGGCCAAGATTCTGGAAATCGCCATTGCGGAGGCATTCAAGCAAGGCTCGCAGGAAATCTACAAGGCCATCAAGGACGCCAACGAAGAGGCACTACGTAACCAGCGCCAGTTCTCGGAGGACCAACTCAACCGCATCGCGTTCTCTCTAGAGTCCATCGCGCCCGCCCTTGAACTCCACGCACCGGGGCTACCACGATGAGTTGGTGCGAGTTCATCGACAGCACGCAGGCGGTGAGCGTGGATTGGACCGGCTCGATGGTCGGCACGCGCGTGTACAAGGTGTGGGACTACTCGCGCACGCTGATCCTGACCAACCCCAGCAGCATCATCGGCGGACCGAGCGGTATCGAATCTCTGCCGACGATCAACTCGTCGTGGGAGGGGATGAAGCTCGACCGTTACGACGTGTCGCCAGGGCCAGGCAACGTGTTTGTCGTCCAGGGAATGTACTCCACGGACGGCCGGTTCACCAACTTCTCCGGCCCGAACTACGACGAGCCGCAGTGGCAAGTGTCGTTCCAGACGGTTCCGATGCCGTTCGTGTACGCCACGCCGGTTACGAGCGCGGTGGCTTTGGGAGATGGTGCGCAGCTTCTGTCGTACAACTACGAGCCAAAGGAAAAGACGGTCGGTGCGAAGATGGTGCGGTACAGCCGCAGAATCGACCTCGAACAGGCCGACTACGACCAGGCGGTGTTCGCCGTTGGGCTTGAAAACAACTCCCTCCACTTGATCGGCGGAAAGGTCTACCTCTTCGAGGCGTCGGACATCATCCCCAAGGGCGGCGGGAAGTTCTACACGAACTACTCGTGGATTTACGATCGCGGCTGGCTGTCGTCGCACCTCGTGCGCAACCCCAACACAGCCATCTCCTACCCGCTCGACCTTCAGTATTTCAACGGGGCCGCGCCGTACGCCGGGGCGATCTGGACGCGCCCGCCGTTCCACCACGTCATTCCCTACTTCGACCAGACCAATGCGCCGGGGCCGGTGGCGATCCCGCCGAAGTACGACGCGGTGTGCGAGTTGGAGCGGCGCGATATCGGGTGGACCAACCTACCGGGGGCGTTCTAATGGCCGCCTCCGAACACATCTCGGCCGTCGTCGTGAGCTACCAGGGCACGCCCGCGAACGTGCCCGCGTTCGCTACCGCCGTGTCGTACACCGCCGACGTGAACATTCCCGGCCATGACCAGCCGGTGCGGCTGTCCGGCATCGTCCCGACGATCTGGCGGTGGCGGGCTCCGTTGAAGATTCGCCCGTGGGACTTGGTTGGCCGCACCATCGGCGGGTGGCGCATCGGCGGGATGTATCAGTGGGACTTCATCGAGTCGCCGGACCAGGGGAGTTGCCCGCCATGATCACTGTCCACATCGAGCATGAACCGATCGACCTTGGCGCACCCGTCGCCACGCCCGCGATCAGCATCGAGGGCATCGACGCGGTGTCGTTCCAGGCCGAGCCGATTGGCGGGGCGTTTCCCGGATCGTGCATCCTCACCGCGCAGGTGTCCAACGACGGCAAGCACTGGTACGCGCTGGCTACCTCCGTCACGTTGGCGGCGGCCGGTATCACCGATGAGATCAACGTCACGGCGTACAAGTGGTTCCGCGTGTGCGTCACCGACACGGCCGCGGCGACCGCCTATTGCGTCATCACCATTCATGGGGAGGCATTCCCTCGTGGCACGTAACCTCTACCACCGCGGCGCTGGCTACCACACGATCACGTCGGCGGACCTTCCGGCGAACCTGCTGACCACGGACGGGGCGGCGCAGGTCGTCACCGGGTCTATCCAGTTTCCATCCGGCACGATCAAGCTCAAGGCTGCTGGCGGGTCGCTGCTGTCGCTGTCCACCGTGGCCGTCGTCGATCAGACTGCAACCTTTCCCACCATTACCGGCACTGTCGTCATTGTTTAGGAGCCTCGCATGGCCACGCAATATATCAGCAAGTCCACGACCGACCTTACCGGCGCTCTCACCACGGACAATGTGGTGGTGTTCTCCGAAGGCAGCCAGCAAGTCACGGGCGGCATGGACCAGTCCGGCCTAGCCAACGGCCTCGCGCAACTCCTATTGGAGTCGCGGTTCACCGGCACGATCGGCGGCGGCGCGGCCGGTCCGCTCATTGTTGACGTTGACGTTTCCCCAGGCATCGTCCGCAACAACGCGGGCGGCGGGGCGCTGTACATCAAGCCGGGCGGGGGCAACACGCTCATCACGACACTGGAACAGGTCGGGGCGGGCGCAACGTACGTGCAGTCGGGCGGGACGGTTACGACGGCCGGGTGTGCCCGTGGTATGCTGTCGATCACGACGGACGTGATCTGCACGAACCTTGCCGTCATCGGCGGGACGTGCATCCAGGCGTACAAGGCCACCGTCAACACCCTGCTCATTTGCAAGGGCGGAACGCTGCGGACTGGCCGCGGCATCACAACCGGCCACTTCGCCGACAAGTGCGACGTGGAGTTCTCGCGCGAGGACACCAGCGCCACGCTGCCGGTGGCGACGACGATTAACTTGTTCGGCGGACGGGTCAAGTGGCGCGGCGGGAACATCACCACGCTCAACTACTTCGGCGGCTTCCTTGATATCACCGAGGCCCCGGCAGACCTGACCATCACGAACTTGAACGGCACGTCCGATCAGCTCGCCGCGTCCGGCCTCACGATGGCGGCGGGCGGGACCATTACCAGCCGCACCGGCGCGGTCATCACAGCTACGAACGTCACCCGCTACGTCGGCACGCCAAATATGTACTTCTCCGGCGGCCAGACGTTCAACATGTAACCGATGTCCCGCCTGCTCATCACCGCCGGGAAGCTCGCCATCTCGGCGCTGGGCCGTCTCATGCTCGATACGGCCGAGTGCATCGCCGCGTGCTGCGGCGGCAGCGGCCCGCCCTATCGCCGCTGGTGCCCGTGCGACCAGGAGGGGTGCTGGCCAGAGCACCCGGATATCTGGATCATCGACGGCTCGGCCGAGTGCCTTGACCACGACACCATTCTCGTCACGACCGGCGTGCCAGGCGCGGATCGGTGGTGTTACAAGCGGACCAATGACGTTCGGCCCCTGGCGTTCCTTCCGATCGGAGCCGTCGTCATCCCCGGCTCGGCGGTGGACTGCAACGCCAACCCCCAGGGGTGCAATGATCCGGTATGCAACCCCACGGGCGAGCCCGGCCCGTGCCCGTGCGCGTGCGAGTCGGTGTGCGCCACGCTGGTATTCCCGCCCCCGGCGAACCCCGGCGATCCGCCATGCATGATCTGCTGCTGGGGCAAGCCAATGAGCTTCACCCAGTCGCGGGACGTGATCGAAACGAACGTCTACGCCCCGATCGGCGGGCACCCGTTCTCCTGCACGGCTGGCATCGCCTACTGCGGCCGGCGGGAGTTCCATGAGCGATCCGCCGGGGCGGTTCCCGCGATCAACTGCCCGGTATGCGACGTGTCGGGCGGGTGCGTCGGGTGCTACGCGATGGAAACCCGGTCGATCGCGTCGGACTGCCACGGCGGGCCGGTGGATGGCGATACCGGCTGGGTGCCGTCGTCTCCGCAGTGCTTGGGCGTGTGGCCGATCCCGGCGCACCCGGTGACGGGGGCGATCGCGTTGACCTACGACAGCGGATGGGTGTACGACTTCCAGGGGCAGAACTTCGGGCAACCGATCTACGGCCGCCACCGCGACCGTTGGCAATGGACCTGCGGCGGATTCCAGTGGATTCATGAGGAGGAGGACCATGAGGTCTACAGCGCCGACGGCACGCCGAACAACCTCTGCACGTACGACCAGCGGATCGAGACGACGACCACCCGTGCCCATATCGGCGGGCCGAACGGGGCGGAGTGCTGCGGGGGGTGCCGGGAGCAGTATTGCGGCGACCTTGCCTCGGGCGGCGGGTGCCTGCCCTTGGGTACGCCGGTCGGCCCGCCCGAGTGGGACGGCTCGGGGCCGATCATGCCGCAGGGGGAGGTACGGGCACCGGGCGGGTGCGCGGGCTGCGGGGGCGGGTCGGGGGTGCTGGTGGAAACGACGCTGTGACCGATCCCACCCCCACCCCTTGGGCCTCCCGCCTCTGGACCGCCATCCGTGGGGCTGGGCGGTACGCCACGGCCGTTGCGGGCGGTGATGTGGCCCCGGAAGCGGTCCAGAACGCCAGGGCCGCAGCGTGTCTCCAATGCCCGTCCGCGACCGTCCACGAGGCTAGGGGATTACTAGGGGTAGTTGGCACGCCCCGGACGGTGTGGTGTGGAACACCCATGGTGGAGCGAATGGAGACGGTGCTACCTACGTGCGGTTGCATCTGCGCTACCCAGCGAGGAGATGGAGAGGAAGCCCCGGCGGCCTTGACGGTGAATGGGCGGCGGTACGCTCCGGCTGGAAAGACGGTTGTGTCGTCTGAGTGCTGTCCCCAGCGCCGGTGGATAGCCGTTCCCGCACCACGCGCAATACCTGCGCCAACCCCTGCAAGTCCAGGTCCGCATTCCGCCGTATCAACCCCGCACGCGACCCCTCCACGCCAATCCGGGTATCGTGCTTTGTTTCGACGATCATCGTCACCACCGCCAGATACCACGCCTCGCGGAACTGGGCATCCGGCAGTGCCGTCAGCCACGCCGCCAGCCTGGGCGGGTCGTTGAATGGGGCGTATTCGATCAGGTTGTGGGCTGAGCGGACCCGCGCCGGTGGTGTCCGGCTTTGTCCGGTTTCGTCCGCCTTTGTCCGGCATGCCGGGGAACAAAACTTCTGGTAGATCGTCGCGGGCAGGAACGTCGCCGGGCACCCCTCGCACCGAACCCGGTGGCGCGGTGCCCGTCGCTTCCGCCGCCCGTGGGCAAGCTTGGCGCACCGATTCGAGCAGCACCCCTGCGCGGCGTTGTGGGTGTCGAACGGCATCCCGCACTCCGCGCAGTAGAGAACAAACGTCGGACGGGTTTCGGTGGTGCGGGAATCGGCGAGTTCCCGGCACTTGCTGTGGCAGAACATCACCCCGCGCCGGGACGGCTTGAAGCCCACCCCGCACCCGGCGCACACGGCGGCGAGTTCGGCCCGCACCTTTGCCCGCGCCGCCCGGCGCACGTCCCGGCACCGCTCGCGGTGGTAGACATCCCGGCACGCGGGCGAGCAGGTCACGGCGTCGTCGCGTGCGGAGCCGAACCGCTTGCCGCAGTGGAGGCATGTCTTGGTGTGCTTGGGCATGGATGCTCAGAGAAAAGGCCGTCCGTGGCCCCTCATCCATCCTTGGGTTCGATTGAATATCCGGTTGCCTTCAAGACTTCCTCGGCGGCGCTCCACGGATCATCATCTCGGTTGATTCTGATTGTTTGGCCGTTCAACTCGACAACAATCGTATCTTCACCGAACGTCACCCTTGCTGTCTTTTCCATGCTTGTCTCTCACCAGTCCCGTCAATGCTACCGCCGCGATGCCGAGCCCGCAAGCCATCGCGTACCACGGCGAGCGGGGCCAGAGGTCAAGCGCCACGCCAACGGCGGCGCAGAGGACGGCGGCGTGGAGCATGAGGCCGAGGAAGAGTCTCATTGGATCGGTGCCCCGGCCTCGGCGGCCCGGCGCAACCGCTGGATGTACGCGCGGGCGCGGGCGGTGATGTGGACACTGGTAGAGCCGCCGCCGGAGTTGCGGCCGGCAACCTGGTTTGCCGTAACGCCCATGTTCTTCACATACCCCGGATCGCCCAGAACCGTCGCGCTGAACGTCGCGGTTGATCCGAGATGGGTGTCGTCCACGGCGCTGTTCACCCAGTAGTTATCCGCCGTGATGCCCGAGCCGGTCACGGTCTTGTACAGCGTCGTTCCCGATCGGGCGAGAAGCCACGTCGAAAAGTCTCGGTTGAAGTCGGTGGCGAACTGCCGCTGTGAGTCGTTCCAACCGCCGGGCGCGCCGCCCGTCTTGACCGGCACAGCCTCGGCGAACTCAGCCCGGTTGCCGCCCGCGAGAACGGCCGCATAGACCGCCTGCGCGGCCGCCACTGTGGTAGCGACTTTCGCGGCAAGGTTGCCCGAGGTCACGCCCGACATGCTGTTCTTTGTCAGGTCAAACCCAAGGAACCGGCATCCTCGGATCGCCGCGAGCCCGGCCGTGCAGTTGGTGTTGAAGTCCTCGATGGAGTTGCCCTGAATCCCCATCGGCAGGGCGAACATCCCGCGACAGCCGAGATAAGCGCCGGGGCTGTAGCCCCCAGGCAACCCCTGGATGTCCCCGACCGCGAATGACGTGCCCGTGCCGTCCGCGTTGGGCCCGAGCGGAAAGGCGATGTGGTCCAAACCGGCAACGCCAACGCTCCACGTCAGTGTTCCCGACTCGTACGAATCGACGAGCAGCCATGTCAGGGTGGAGCATCGCGCGACCGGGCCGAGACGTGCGATCGTTCCGTTCGTCTCGGTGAGCGTGACTTTCCAGATTCCGACCGGAGTGGACTCGGTGAACGACGCAATCGAGCCGAGCGAGATGGACTTGACTGTCGTAGCCGAGAACGTCGTCGGCGTCAGGTCGCGGATGGTCAGCACTTTCGCTCCGCCACGGTGAATCGAAACAACCGCGTGGTACTGGTGGGCCGTGACGCACGTTCCCGCTCCGGTTGTTGCGCCGCTCACGGCATCGACCCACGCACCGCCGCCCGTCGCGGTCACGTCCACGTACGACGTTGTGCCGTCGTTGGCGAATATCTGGATGCGGGCAAGGTCGGCCGTATCGGCGCGGAGGTGCTGGAATACGACGTGCATCCACCCATCGCTCCCGTATGGATAGATGTCCTTGGCACTGGTCGGCACCCATATCTTCTCGACGCTCGTTACCGTCTCGCCGCTGTGCGATGTGGTCTTGACGGAGCCGATCGGGAGGTAGTTCGTTCCCGCTCCGCCCGATGTCGGCTCGTCGTACACCAGGTTCGTCGTGTTCGACAGGATGCAGGACGCGCCCGAGAACGCGCCGGCCGCTGCCGCCGCGACCCCGTGCCGCATGTTCCAATACTTGTGCCACTCGTGCGTGGTGGGAGTCGCCGCCGCGAACTGCACCGTCTTGTCAAAGCCTATGGAGGTCGTCTCGATGCGGGCGATCCGCATGACGATCCCGGCCGGGCACACCCACTCCTGCCCCGCCCCGTTGTACGGAAACGTCAGTTCATTCCCCCACACGAACCCGTCGCCGAAGCCGAACCGATCCTTGGGGATGCACGCCACGGGCACATCGTTAATGTACATAAACGATCCGCCGCCGTTCGCGGCCGTCTCGTTGTACAGCCGGAACGTCAGTGTAAACCATTGGTCAAGGCCGATCGTCGGCGGGCAGATCGCTGCGTTCGACGGGCTGTCGTTGCACCGCAGCACGGCCCCGGTGCCGATCCCGGCAAAGCACACCCCGGCGCGGTCGGTCGCGTTGCGGATGAAGCACCGTACGCCGAACTCGCCTGTGCCCCAGCCGATGAAGCCGAGGTTGTTGCTCCCCGTCGCGTCGGCGGGCGTGGTGTTCTGCACGAACGTAGACGACTTGCCGAACTGGATCGTGTACCGCTGCTCGTAGATGCCGCCGAGGTTTTCGAGGATGCCGTCCGGCGTGCCGTTGTCGATGTCCGTCTCAACGTGCGGTTTGATGAGTTGGCCGGTGAACCCGTCGCCCGATTCGAGGTACGCCGCGTACGTCGAGCCGAGCCATTGTGGTCGAGCGGTTGCGCCGGAGGATGTGTATGCCTTGGCGGTGAGTGTGCCGACCGCTGAGACGCCGACGTTCGTGGCGTTGCACGTCATCCCGGCGGTCCACGGCTTCGCGCCGGTATTGGTGCCGAGGTCAAGGGCGGTGAATGCCATGCCCCCATTCTACCCACCCGCGCAACGAAAAGACCCGCCCGCGACGATGCGGACGGGCCTCGTGGGGAGAGTAGGGAAAGGCCGGTCCAAGCGTCTCTTCAAGTACCGGCCCGAGTGTTCCGCCCGGCAACGCGCCGGGCGGTCGTGGGGTCAGGGTAGTGCGGGAAGAGAAAACCCCGCCCGGAAGTAGTTGAGCATCGCCTTGGGCCGGAGCGTGTCGTCCCATGTCGGCTTGCTCATCGTCCGCACCCGCACCATCAGGGCGTCGGCGGTGGCGAAGCCCTTGGACTGGGCGAACTTGAGCATGGAGCGGGTCGGGTCTGGGAATGCCGGGTTTCCCCACGTCGCGGTCGGCTCGACGTTCGCCTTCCACCACTGAAAATCATGGCGAACCCCAGCAACAACAAAGCAGTCTGATCGGGTTGAGAAGTATCGGTTGCCGGAGAATGTGGCGGCGGACTGGTTGAATAGCTCAACCAGCGTTCCGCCCTGGGTGTCAACGAATGTGTTTCCACTTGCCACCACTCCTCCGCACGTCCCGCCCCCGCTCGGCGCGCCCACGTACAGGCACGTAGGCCAGTTGTAAACGATGTTCCCCCGCACGATGCACCCGCGCACGCTCGTCCCCGAGTACGGGTCGAAGTTGATCGCCGGGCCGACGCCCTCGGCGCGGTTGGCAAAGATATTGCCCTCGAACACCGGCGGGTTGCTCTGGCTAGTGTTGGTGATGAGCACGCCCGTGCCCCGCACGTTCGCGGCGTCGATGTTCTTGCCCTCGAGGAACACGTTGTCGGCCCAGCGGCCGGACACGCCGGGCGGCTGACCATTGGAGCCGTTCCACCCGTCGTAGTACCCAAGCTGGTTCTGCGAGTTGTTCCACAGCACACAGCCGGTCACATTGCACGGCGAACGTCCGTGGATGCCGTGCGATCCGGCGCGACTGAACAGACAGGAGATAGCGTCGTTCGCCGGGCCGTTGTCGAACTGAAAATAAAATCCTTGGCTGTAGGGTCCGGGCGCTAGTGCCCCGCCCCGATCCACGACACAATCCTCTAGCTTGACCCGGTTGCTCAGCGCCACGAACGCATCGACGCCGGGCGGGAGGCCCGCGCCCATGTCGTCATTGTCGTAGAGGCTGCATCGGAACAGCGTCAGGCTGTCGATGCCTTGGAGCGCGAACCCCTGCGCGAAGTTGTGCGCGTGGACGCCCTCGAACCGGACATTCTTGGAACACGCCGGGTCGGGATAGTCCGGCCCCCCCTGATACTCTGCGCCGTGTCCATTCGCCTGCGCCGACGCGGCAAGCTCGGTGTGGCAGAACGTCAGGTTGCCTTGTGACCCGGTGCGGCTCCCACGCCCGAATCCTGGGTTGGAGGTCGGCACGATCTTCGGGATCGGCCCGTTGCCGCTGCCGCCGATCACGATGGGCGCGCCAACCTTGCCGGTCTTGACGATGCCGGACAGGTCTTGGCCGTTCCATACCCCGCCATCGGCAAGGCGGAGTTGGTCTGACGAGTTGTTGCGGACGCCCTGGAAGGCTTGCTGGAGGTTGCCGCCGGACGGCACGGCAATGGCGACGGCACCGGCTGGCGCGCTCAGGTCACTCCATCCCGCGCTTGGCGTCGGCGGTGGGGTCACGGGCCGGTTCAGGAACTCGCTCCATGCGTTCACAAGAGTTGCGATATCGCTTGGCTCGGCCAGAGCAGGGTTTCCAGACACCATCGCCACGAACGCGGGGATGTCCACGTTACCGGCGCTGTCAATCGGCACGTCGGCGGGGCGGATGGCGGGGTAGGACATGTCAGGCTCCTAAAAGTTCGAGTCGTCCCTTCATCACGCCCTTGAGATCGTAGGTCTGTGTCCCGCGAACGTGGTCAGACACAAACCCCTTGAAAAAGTTGTAGGTCCGACGTGATCCTCCACGTCCCGTATCGCCAAGCATGGCCTTTCGCTTCTCGGCATATTGCGCGTTCTGCGCTGCGTACTCCCGCTCTTGGATTCGACCGGCAAGCAGTCGCTTGGCGGTAGCCTTGTTCATTTGCTGAGATCGGCTGGTTGTGACGCGAACCCAAAGCCCGGTAGGCTTGTGCCGCATTCTGACCGCACTATTCGTAGTGTTTACGCCTTGTCCCCCGGGGCCTCCAGACGCCGCGTACGACACTTCGATGTCCGACTCTCGGATGGCGACCGTTTTGGGGGCGAAGATTGGAAGTACGGCTACCGATACCATCGACGTGTGCCTCCGACCGCCGCGTTCGTTTGGCGGGCATCGCTGAACCACATGCTTCCCAGCCTCTCCCTCAAAGGCTCGCCAAACACCAGCCCCGGACACCTCGATAGTGACCGATCCTTTTTCGGCGTCTAGAAGGTCTGTTTTCAATCCTCGCATGGCTGCGTACCGAACGTACATCGAAGCAAGGTCTGAGACGAAAGATTTAGAGTCGTCGCCTCCCTCGCCGAACCGAATCTCCACCAGCAGGCTTGATGCGTCAAAGACACCCCGCGTCCACTGATGGTGCGGGGCGACCCTGACGGTTGTAGTCTTGCCACTTCATGTTCACACTCCTGCGTATGTTCGATCCACCGGCGTCAGCGCCGCCAGCATTGCTGGCTGGTCGCTCCACGATATCGCCGTCATCCGCTGGTTCTTCATCGCCTGCAACATTCTACCCCGCGCCGTCGCCCCCACGCTCACGCGCGGGTCGGTGTCGATCCAGTAGGGGCACAGTATCCCGTACGTGCGCGTGCCACGGCCACGCGCCATCTCGGCCGACAGCGCGACGATCGACTCGATGGCGGGCTCGCCGCCCTTGCTGATGTAGAGATTGTGAACGCCAAAGTCGGTGGGAATGTTGCGCCGGATCGCGTCGTCCGCCTCGCGCAGAGCGTCGCCCCACTTGGCCTCGTGCGGGAACCGCGCGGCGTTCTCGGTGCATTGGACCGTGTGGAATATGCTGATGGTCAGGTTCGCGTTGACCTGCCGCATCGCGTCGATGGTGTCGGCCATCGCGCGCAGGTACGGGAGTGTGCGGATGCGGGTCGTGCCGTCGTAGGCGGTACCGTACAGGTACGACTCGGCCGGGCCGCACTCGACCACGAGCGGGGTGTTGTACGTGGCCGGGATGGTGCGGGCGTACGCGGCGGCGAGTTTCGGGTCGGGACCGAGTTCGGTGCCGATGCGGGACCAATGCACGCCTCGGACTAGGCCGAAACCGGCGCGTGGGGTTTGGGGTGGGGCCAAATCTACGTTGGTGAAGTCGAGGATCACGAGACCTTTCCAGCGTTGGCCGGGTTGTTCTTCGCGTTCTTATCGTAGCCGACGCTGCCGCTGTCGGACACGGAGCCGACGCTGCCGCTGCCGTACACGGAGACGACGCGGCCGCTGCCGGACACGGAGCCGACGCTGCCGCTGTCGGACACGGAGACGACGCGGCCGCTGTCGGACACGGAGACGACGCGGCCGCTGTCGGACACGGAGACGACGCGGCCGCTGCCGGACACGTAGCCGACGCGGCCGCTGCCGGACACGGAGACGACGCGGCCGCTGCCGGACACGGAGCCGACGCTGCCGCTGTCGTACACGGAGCCGACGCTGCCGCTGCCGGACACGGAGACGACGCGGCCGCTGCCGGACACGTAGCCGACGCGGCCGCTGCCGGACACGGAGCCGACGCTGCCGCTGTCGGACACGGAGACGACGCGGCCCGCCTTCACATAGTCAATAACGCCAGTACCAACAAGGATTCGGCAACCGCCGAGCATGAGCGGAACGTGGCCGTCCGTTATCATCGACTTGATGATGGTTCGGCATTGCGTCTCGACTCGGTTGCGGACTTCCTCGAACCACGCCGGAGTTGTGGGCTCGTCCACTTTGAGCGTGTACCCATTGACGTTCGCGTAGTCCGGGTGGTTGTCCTTTGTCGCCGGGACGAACTCGATCTTTGCGAAGTGGCGGCACTCGGTATCGTCTGGCAAGCCGAAATGCACCACAAGGTCCGAGTGTGAGTCGGTGGCCTCGTGCCACTTGATGTCGCCGTTGCGGAGGACGAGGGCGGGGAAGAAGTTGCACATGATCGGGTCTCCATTCGTGCCGTCCGCCGGGCGCTCCGGACCCGATCAAGAGAACGGAGCGAACTCCCGGCGGCGGCAACTTCCTTGGGCTTGGGTGATCGGGTCTAGCGGGTCAGTATACCCACCCACCGCCCACACTGCAAGTCACTTGACCAGCCTAGCCGCCACCCACGCGCGCAGACTGGTGGCCAATCGCATCCCGCGAACACAGTCGGCGCGGGTCGCGTAGCCCTCACCACCGGACAAGATTTCGCCGTTGCTGGCCTTGATGTGCCAGCGCCACGGATGTTTCCCGGCACCCTTCCAGACTTTGGCTTTCATGGCCGTGGCGTCCCGAACAGCCACCCGGCCGTCAGGCACGCCAGCCCGGCCGGGACCGCCTCGAAGTGGACCGTTCCCTCGCCGAGCTTGCCGTAGCCGATGGCGGCGAGGATGAAGCAGATCAGCGCCAGAACGTAGAACACGGTGCGGATGCTGATGACCATGTGCGTCTCCGGTTGTGAAGTGGCAAGCCCCCATTTACGGGAACTCGCCGGAGGAAGAGAGAATCAGTGATTCGCCACAGCCTACGGGTTCGCAGCAATTGCTGAGGACAACTCGGCGGCCTTGGCTTCCATCTCGTCCACCGCCGTTGACAGCGGCACAAGCTCGTCGGCCGTCGCGCCATTGGCGAGCGCCTCGTCGATCGCGGCGCGGATGCGCGCGGCCGTGCCGTTGATGAACACCGTCGCCGACTCGACCACGCCCTTTGTGGCGCGGATCGCTGCGATATCCGATGCGAGGTTGGGGTTTGCCATGATGCGTCTCCTGAAATGGGGTTACTTGTTCTGCGCCGCCAACGCGGCGGCGAGTGTGTCTGCGCGAGCCTTGAGACTGGCTGTTTCCGCGTGAAGCTCCGTCAGGTCCGGCACGTCGATCTTTGCCGCGATGGTGTGCAGCAGCCGGTGGTTGTGTTCAAGCTGGGCGACGATGATACCGATGGCGAGTCGGATGTCCCGCAGTTCTCGGTCAACCGGTGTGCGTCCGGGCATGGGTGGCTCCTGCCCAATCGTACCCGCGTCGGCGCGGTGAATGATTCTTCACCGCCGCATGTGGGACTTTTGCCCTGCCCTCTTTCGGGTGGCGACCCGTTCGGCCTCGATACCAGCGGCGCGGCCCTCGGCGCGTGCCGCTTTCGTCCCGGCCTTCACCGTGGCCGCGACAATGCTGTTGGTGTGTATCTTGACGGCATCGACGGCGCGGCCGACCGTGGCGAGCTTGATCGCCACGTAGCCGGTGACGACCACCCCGGCAAGGGTGCAGAGCGGCTGGATGACTTCGGATAGGACGCTCACGGCTAGGGCTCCTTCATCTTGCCTCGGATGTACGCCACGTCAGCCGCAACCTTGGCCTGCTCCTTCTCGGAAACATGGACGGCCGCCAAGACTTCGGCGATCTTGGTGAACAGTTGGGATTGAAGCTGCTGCTGCCCATGTTCGACCTCGACCATGCGCCGCTCGAACTCCTGCGCCTTGATCCGGTGCTCCTCCCGCAAGGCTGCCAACGACTTCTCTTCGGCGCTCATCGCCTGGGCCATCGCGGCGGCAATGTCGTTGGGCGTTGCCGAGACGGCCTTCTCGACGGCCGATAGTCGCCAGTTGAACAGGGCCGCGCCGCCGAAGCTGCCGACGCCAGCACCGCCACCAAGCACCAGCACCATCGCCCAGATCGGGAGTTTCAGGTGCTTGGGTTCGGCCTCGGTCCCGACAAGGTGCGGTTGCGTTGACATATGCGACTCCTGTTTTAGCCGGGGTCGCAACCGTTCCAGCATGCAACAAACTTCTCGTAGGCGTCCTGAATGGCCGCGAATAGCGCGTCCTGCGCAGCCGCCTCGCACGCCTCATTGCCGTTGCAGGCCGCAAAGTCGATGTTGTACTGCGCGAACGCGGCGGCGTAGAGCGATTGGTAATCCGAGATGCACCTGTCGCGGCAGTCCTGTATCGGATCAGGCATGGTCGGCTCCTATGGCGGAGTGTACGCGACCGTCTACACCCCGGCACACCCGTTTGCGGGGGCCTCGGCCTCGGCCTCGCCCACGTCCGCCCTCGCATCCACCGTCGCCACCAGCCGCCGCATGACCACGTACGGGTCGGTGTCGGCCGGGAGCGTCCCATGCTCCAGCGCCTCGCGCGTCTCGGCCATCTCCGCGGCGGTGAGGGGTGGGTAGGTCATGTGCCGGAAACCTCTGGAAGCAGAACCGTCAACCCGCGCCGTCGCGTGACTTCATTGAACTTCGACCGCACCGCCGCGCCAAGGTCGATCCCCATGCGCTCGGCGAGTAGGTCCAGGTAGATCGCGGCGTCGGCCAGTTCCTTCGCCACGTCCTCGACCAGCACGACCTCGCCGCGCCTGCGTTTCTTGATGAGATTCGCGGCCTCACCGACCTCGCCAGCCACGGCGGTCATCCAGTCGCACTCGGACCAGTCTTGGATACCGTGGCCGAACTCTCGGCAGCGCCGAACATTAGCGACTCGCAACTCGCCGAAACCCAGTGGATCAAGCTGTACGCTCATGTTCCCTTCCTCGCCTTCACCTCGGCAATGACCATCCGGTCCGGCTGGGTCGCTTGCTTGCCGATCTCGGCCTTGACCTCGGACGCGGTATGGTCGGGCAGCGCCGCCACGCCATCGACCACGGCGGTCAGGGCCGACTCGGTGCGGGCCTTGCTCCGCTCACGCCAGATGAGGTACACGATCCCGCCCACGGCCGCGACGACGACGACGAACAGGAGTGCGATGGGGTAGACGCCACTCACGACAAGGCCCGCGCCGATGCCGAAACAGATGAGGGCGGGTTTGAGTCCAAGTCCAAGGTATAAACATGTTCCTCCCCCGATGATGCAGAGTACACCCGCGCCAATAAGTAGCGCGGTCGCGGAAGAGCCGCCAACAATCGAAGTAGTCGAGCCAAGCCCTCCGCCCCCTGCTGAACCGAGTCTGACAGTGGGGGCGTCGATGTTCGTCGAGTCTTTGAGCGCCCCTTCGCCGCGCGCTTCGACCCCGGCGCTGGTTGACGTGGCCGAGTCGGTGATGCTTTTCGTCGGCTTGCCATTGGCGTACTCCATGACGGTGTGGCTGACCCCGGCCGTGGCGGGCGTGACGGTCTTGGAGATGCCGGTGCAGCCCGTCACGGCGTAGATCAGCAGCGTAATCAGTGCAATCCACAACAGGGCGGCGAGTGCGATCTTGGCGAGTGGGCTCCATTCGCGCGTGGGGTTGGTGTGGTGCATGGGGGATTCTACGCGACCGTCGAGGGTTTCGGCGCAGTCGTGGGTGTCATGGTCATGGGTCATGTCGTCACCTTCTGCGTCGCCCATGCCCACCGAGCCTTGCCGTCGAGGTACAGGTGGTCGCGGTTCTCTTCATCCACGATGCGGCCCTGGATCACCGACCCGATCGGTGGGCAGTTGTGGATCGAGACGCACTTGGCGGCCGGATCGTTGACGGCGGCCATGAACTCCATTAGCGTCGGATTCATCTTCTGGACACTCGAACCATCCCATCGTTGAACGTTCATGCTGGCTCCTTATCTGTGCTTCCCGGCGGGAAATGCAACGGCTTGGCGGGCAGGAACGCATACCACTCCGGGGTATCGCGGTGCGTCCCATTCGAGTCGTAGACGATCCAGCCGTCAATCTCTTTGTCCCACCAGCCGAGAAGGATTCGGCCGCGATCCATGCGGTAGGTCAATACATCTTCGCCGTGGTCGGGGTGGCCAAGGTCGGTGCGGTGCCAATTGGCGAGTCTCATTTGTTTCCTCCGACAGTGACAGCCTTCTCTAGCCGATCAAGGGCCTCCCATGAAATCTCGGCGTAGGCGTCTTCTCCAAGCGCGCCATGTGAATGCGTCAATGCGAATCGAGCCGCCTCAATCAGCGGCTTCAATGGGTGTTGGGAGCACTCTCGAATGTGCGCCGCGAGCCGTTCATGCTTCGACTCGGGCGTGCCGTCCGGGTACGCCTGTCCGCAGAACGCGCAGTGGATTGTCTTGTTCTCGGCCGCGAGCAACGCCCGGACGGTTTCGCGGGCTTGGTGCAGGTCGTCGGCTGTTGCGTCCGTCGCCTCCACCGCATCGCACAGCACGCGGATGTCAGCGGCGGTGAAGCCGATCGGGGCGTTGCTGGTGAACCACTTGTAGTCCGGCGAGAAGCCGTCGATGAGTTGGCGAAGGCGGCGGGCTACTTCGATTGGTTGCGGAGTTGGCATGGATAGCTCCTTCATTTCGTCATCCGCCTATTCTCTTCCCGCCGCACCGCCTCCATCGCCGCCGAGTGCGACCACCACCCCATCGCGGCGGCAAGCTCTGGATAGCTCCATCCATACCGTTTTCGCAACTCGAACGCGAGCCAGTCGCGGAGCGCCACGTCCGGCACCGACCGCAACCCCTCGGCCCGGCGCTGGAGAAGTTCCACGCCGTCCACGCCCCGCTCGGCGCAGAGGGCGTTGTACTGGGCTGCGCCAAAATCTCTTGGCGGCGGGAGTGGGGTGGGGCGGGTCATGCTTCCTTCACCTCCCATCCACCGCCCGCCCGCTTGACCACCCGAACCACGAACGGCCACGTATGCGCCACCACCAGCATCTTCGCCCGCGCGTGTAGCTCCATGTGCCCCTTGGTGTCGTGCAGTTCCAGCGACCCGTCGCCGAGCATGACCAGAAAGTCCGGCGTCCACCGCAGGTCCGGCGCGAGCTTCAACGTCACGGCCTCGAACTTCCACCACAGGATGTCGCCAGCACGGAGCAAGAGGGCAAGGTGTTCGGCGTACGCGGCCTCGGTCTTATTCATCTGGCCGGGAACGTGGCGGATGCGGCCCTTGCCCTTCGGCTTGGCCTTGGCCTGGGCGGAGACGAACTGGTCGGCGCTCATGCTACTTTCCACGGCGGCCCCTCCCTTTCGGCTGCACAGCCTTCATCGCAGCCATGAGCCGGTCCTGGGCGGTGCCGAGAGAGGCGGTGGCATCGGACCAGCCATAGAAGTAGGCGTCGTTCAACTGTTCATACCTCGGTCCATAGGCAGCCTTGGTGTACGGCCTCCCCGGCCCGTCCTCTGCCGGTGGCGGGCCACGCCGCACAGCCTCGTCCCACGCGGCCGACGCCAGCACGTCGAAGCCTTGGCGCTGGAGCTTGACGCACTCGCGCACGGCCCACATGACTGAGCCGTCGTCGGGCGGGGCGGAGGCGGGCGGCGTGCTACGTGCCGCCGCCTCGGCCGCAGGGTCGTAGTTGGTCACGCCGTCGTTGGCGCAAGGGGGCGGTGTGGGGGCGGGTTTGGGGCGGGGCTTACTCACGCTCGCCTCGCTTTCCGCCGGGTGGGCTTGGCCCGCTTCACCCCGTCCGCCAGCCCGCGCCGGTACTCGCGGGCGAGGGCGCGGTCGATGCGACGGGCTACGACATGCTGGGGCAAATAAAGTCCTCCCCACAACAGAGCCGCGATCCGCTCCCCCACCGTTGCCTTCACCGCCGACTTGGGCTTGCGTTGCCTGCTCATCGCCATTCTCCTAGTGCCTCTTCGCCCCGCCCTTGATGCGGTCCAGTTCCTTCGCCACGTCCCGCCCCGCCCACGCGCTGTCCGCCGCTTCCCTGTCCGCCTTGGCGCGGGCCAGTGCGCCGGTGCCGCCCGTGCCGGGGGTGTTGCCGCCAGAGCCGCCCTTGGGCTTTGGGTCGTCCCACGCGGCTGGGCTGGCGTCGAAGCCGTGGCCGCGCATCCAGGTTTCGATGCGTCCCGCGTACGGCCCCTTGCCTTTGCCAGAGGCGGCGTAGGCCCGCACACGGGCCAGCAACCACTCGGCCGGGCTCGGTTGCCCCCGCTCCTGCAAGCCCGTCAGGGCCTCGTCTACGGCCACGCGGGCGAACTGGGGATGGAACACGCCGTGCGGCGGGTAGGCGGCGACGACACCGGCAACGGTTTCGAGGGACCACTTGCCGCTCAACCCTTCCCGACACGCCGCAAAGTCTAACTGTTCGCTCACTGTTCGCTCCGTTGAAAAAACTCCGCGCGCACCCAGGGGATTTTCCGCTGCCCTGCTCTTACGGGCCGTGGAACTGAACAGACTGGCCCACACCAACTCAACCGTTGAAAGTCATTTTGCGCGCGAGCAAAAACAAAAGTGGCAGCGCGCCTGTTGCTTCGCAGCAGCGCAGGCGATTTTCGCGCAGAATGTGAACCGTCGGTTGCTTCGCTGCGCCTCTGGTATGGCGCAGTCCACTGACACCCCTGAACGGCCGTCCGTCCAGTTGAAGTGTGTTCCATTGCGGCTTCTTCGCGGCGGCCTGTATCGGCCTTGTGCGCAGGGGGAAGCTCACATCCAAGCCCTGTCGTGTGGGAGAGAAATGAAAACGACCGCTCCCGGATTGCTCCGGGGCGGTCATGGGCGGTCGTTGTGACGCGAGCGCCGAAAAAGCTGTCGGGATTTTCTGCACTCGCGTCACGTCCATGTTGTAGTCGATGCTGGGTCATGTGTCAAGTCCTCAATCCCCGCCCGGCGCGGTTAGGCGGGGGCGGGATGTACATGATCGTCTCCTACGCCCGCGCCAGCCGGCGAGTCGCGCGCTCCCGGACCTTGACCATCTCGTCCTCGTTGGTCTTCATGCCGGGCCGGAGCCGGACGATCGGGTAGGCGTCAACGCCGCTGGCGAACTTGAGCAGGTTGATTTTCTGGTCGGCCGTCCAGTAGTTCCACGTCTTCGTCAGATACGCGAACTGGATGCGTGTCCGTTTGAAGTCGGGGTGTGACGGCTGGAGCGCGACATTGCGCAGCTTGAGGATCGGGCTGGTAAGCGGCAAATCCCCGCCGGTCAGGAGCGGCTCAAAGAACGTGTCGATCGCCTCTGGGAAGCCGGAGCGGGTCACGTACCGGAGTGTGATAAGCGCCGACATGGGCAAGGGACACCGCTGGTTGTTCTTGATCCGGTCCTGGAACTCCATCGCCACCGCCATCAGGTCCGGGTGGTTCTCGATCCACTCACACGCCTGGGCCGACGTGGGCCGCGCCTCTCTTTTCGGGTGGGTCACCATGCCGGTCTTTGCGTCAATGCACATGATCTGCTTCACCGCGCTGGACACAGCCGACTCCACATCGGCGCGAAGGTCGGGTAGTTGCTTGCCGCGCCGTAGCGTCACCACGAGCAAGTCGCGGGCCGACCGCATCCGGCCGGAGTCAATGCTTGAGAACGTGTCGCGGTCCACGCCACGGACCACCATGAACTGGACCGGCTGGCCGTACTCGGTGACGGCCCAGAGCCGGTGTTGTCCGTCAAGGCAAACGCCTTCCTTGTCGAAGATGATCGCCTCCCCGTTCATCTTGAACTCGCCCGCCTTCATCGAGGCCGTCAACGCTTCCACGTACGACTGTGCCACCCGTCGCTGCATCCCGGCCTTCTCCATTCGCTCCAACTCTTCAAGGGCCTGGGATGGCGTGATCGTCTCCACCTGTCCACTCGCGTTCTTTGCGTTTCTCGTTCCATTCAGCATCGTCATCTCCATTCCCGAGCCGCCCCCGATCGAATCCGCCCCGGCACCTTCCGGCACCGGCGCGGGTGGTGGGTGCCCGCGACGAGCGGGCGGGGGGTCAGGCCGAAAAGCCGTCCCATGAGTATCCGTGACTGAATGGGATGGACGCCTCGTCGATCATCCCCACGCCCGGATTGTCAATCCACGCCTTGACCGGCCCGACCCACTCCGCCGGCCACAGCGCCGGGTCGGCCTCGATCAAGTCCTTGAACGGGATGGACTGCAACGCCAAGTGGTTCCGCAGCGCCGTGACCTCCAGCGGCATCGGCAGCTTGGCCGCCATCGCCGCGCCGAGCCGGGCCGCCCCGGCCGCGCCAAGGCGCGTAGCGGGCACGGGCTTGGGCAGGGCGGCCTGGGCCTGGGCGGCGGCTTGACCGGCGGGGGATTGGCCGCCAACCCGCCCAGCCTCGGGCTTGCGGATGCGGATGGCGGGGATGCGCTTGCCCCCGTACGTGACGTTCTTGTCCACGTACAGCTCGATGGTGTGACCGACCCAGTTCTGGTCGTCGTCCTGCCCGGTGATCTCCTCAATCGAATCCCAGTTCACCTTGGCCGTGACGCCGAACGTGCGGGGCTCGCCCTTGAAGTGCAGGACCGAGTGGGGCCGATCCTGATCGTCGAAGGTGTGCTCGCTC